GCCAAGGTTTTCAGGGCCACCAAGCTCAATCAAGCCACCCGATTGAGTGCCCTCCAGTTCCTCTTCTACGTCAAAGTCATCGCCCAACACTTCACCTTGCGCCAGTTGATCCAGCAGTGTTTTTTGTGTGATGGTGCCTGCGGTGTAGAGCTGCAACAGTGCAAGGATTTCGGCGGGTTCAAGGCGTGCGCCCACAAAATCCCGATTGACATAGCTGCTGCCTGATTGCTGTTGACCAAGGTAATCAGCGTGATACCGCAGGCAGTTGTCAATCAGATCTTGAACCTGCTGTGCGATGACCATCATGGTGCTGTCGCCTTGGCTGCGGTCGATCCGCTTTGCTTCGGCAGTTTCAGCACTGAGCTTTTGACCTAGGACAGCAGACAGGCCAAGTTCATTGATCTGTCCAGCAAGCTGTTCAAGACGACGGAATTGCGCTTCGTAGCTCTTGCCTTCCGGTTCGATGTACTCAGCACGGCCTTCAGCAGGAAAGGCGATGGCTTCACCAGGGCCAGCAGATACTTCCTCGGCAGATGATGGGAAGCCGTAGAAGGCAAGCATTGGCACGCCGCTGATATGCAGCATGTTGTCCAGATCGCTCTGGATTTGGTAAGTCTTTAGGTTCAGCTCGGCAATGTCTTCCAGCGGCGGGCGTGACTCAAGCAGGCCAACACGGTTGGAGTAGGCGACGGCAAAGGGAATGTAATCAAGGCTGGTGGTGCCTTCTGCCACCATTTCATATTGACCTTTGGTGTCTGATTGGCGGTGCAATTCGTATGAGCCAGGACGTAAGACGCGAATTTGTTCTAGGTATTTTTCGCCAAAGTCACCGTCGGGTACAACGATCAGCTCACGCAGACGCAGCATCGTTAGCTTCTGTGCGCCATTTGTGATTTCAGATCGCCAGCCAAGAATGTCACGCGGGGTGTAGGTCACATAATACGGGCGAAGCGATGCAGTATCAGTGATGTTCTGCAGTTCGTCTTCTGTTTCGCTGGGGAAATCAACCAACACGCCAGCGTGGCCGTAACGCACAATCTTGCGCGTCAATTCGTAGATAAAGATATTGAGATCGTTACCCTGCAGGTCTACATCAAACAGTTGCTCACGGATCAGATCAGGTACGTCGTCAAGGCGTACAGGCTTGCGGGTCAACATGCCGGCCAGCATCCGTTCAAGGCGCTGGTAATACGGCGGGCAGACGCTACGGGCTAGGCGGTTGTCGTACGACTCGTCTTGCTCGCGTGGTTCTTGAGGCAGGTAACGCCGATGCTTGCGGCGCATACCGTAAGTACCTTCCATCAGATCTTCAATCAAGATCCAATGCGGTTCCTGCGCAGCCCAAGCATTATTGGGGTCTTGCACCTGCGTGGCTTTGCGCGTCAGAAGCCGGTCGTATGCGTTGAAACCGGAGTACATGATCTGCCGCGTTTAGCCGTAGTTTGATTCTATTGCGTAAATGTAAGCTGGGCCTCCGATACCGCCACACACGGCGTTCAGCCTTACGGTTTGAACCGACCCAGCAAGGTGAAAGTTTACGCGGCTTGATCGGCTGAGGTTATTTCGTCTTCAAGGGCATCGCCCGCATCGTCAAGGCCGTTGTCGTAAAACCATTGCTGCAGGGTGGTGAGCATGGCTGAGGCGGCTTCGTTGAAGTCGTAAGAGCCGTTGTCGTGAACGGAATCAAAAGCGGCTTCAAGGTCGTGCCAGAGGGGTGCGGACATTGTGATTGTGCGGCGGCCCTACGGTAGCGGCAAAAGAAAACCCCCTTTGGGGGCTGGGGATCAAGCAAAAACAACGGTATTGACAAATTCGCGTAGTTCCTGCTCGTCCATTTTTAGACCAACCCTTTTATTGGCCCATGCAGTGCCATTGCCGTCAACTTCTACGACTTGGTAAGAACCAAACGGATCAGCCATGATCCAAAGGCCAGCGCACTGACGTTCAAACTCTTGATTGGCGGCGCAAACGAGATCCCAAGTAGTTGCTGCTTTCATGACCTTGTGTGTGGTGGGGTCGCCCCCTGTCCCTTAATTATGGGGTATACCCCTGCCGCTTGTCAACAGGCAGAAGAAAACCCCCGCTTTCGCAGGGGCTCTTTTGCCCGACGCAGGTGAATCTGAACCATCCCTCGGATCGCCAGCGGCGGTTGCCCGACTTCAGTTTCAGTTGGCTGGCTTCCCTCGGGACAGACGCAAGGCGTGTGTTAATCCGACTTCCGACAGCACCCAGCAGGGGACTTCGCTGGTGGCGTCAATATAGCCTGATGCCCGTGCCGCGGCCAGCACCCTGATGCAGCGGGTTGAACTCGCGCCACACCAGATACCCCAGCGCATCAACCATGTGATCGTGCCCAGCTTCCTTGTCGGGGTCGCCTTTTTCCGTGTAGCTCTGTAGCTCTAGGCATTCGATCAGCCGCCTGCAGCCTGGCGCCACACTGAAACGCACCTCGCCCTTGGCGTTTTCCAGCAGGCTCTGCACCGCAAGCACCCGATCACGAACAGGCGGGTTGGCCTTGCCCGACTGGTTACTGAACCCGTGGCTTTCAAGGATCTGAATGTCAGTCCGGCTGGCGTTGGTGCTGCGATTGCCGCCTGAGGCATCGGGGTACACATAGATACGTCTGTCGGGGTAGTGCCGTTTGATCTCGCTGGCCAACGCGTCTGTATCGTGCGCTCCGCTCACTTCGTCGATCACCAGCAAGCTGTTGCCAATCCGCACACCGATCACAGCGGACATATTGCCCACGTTGAAGTCGACCCCAACACGCAACGGCTCACGGCTCAGGTCAGGCAGGCTGGCAACCACATGCTTGGCACGATCAAAGCGGTCATACACCTGGCCCGTATTTAGGTTGACCCATTGCCCTTCTAGGTAGGACTTGATCAACTGCGGCGGATAATTCGCCATCAGGCTGTCGATAAAGCCATCGGGCAGGTACGGGTTATCCATGGTGCGAGCACGGATCAGAGCGGTGTCCTCCCCTGCGTTGCGGTCGAACGTATCGAATGCCCAGCCGTAGCCTTCAGGCGTGGTCGCGGCGTAGAACTGCTGCACGTTGCCAGCACGAAGACGGGCAAGGGCCATGCGTGTGGCCTGCTCTGCTACGCGCTTATTGGCGGTATCGGCTTCGTCAAAACCAATGGCGCAAAGGTTCTGGCCACGGATGCGATTCCATGTTTCCATCGTGCGCAGCAGGATCGTGTGACTGCCTTCCGCGAAGTGCAGCGTGTATTCAGGTAACGGGCTGACGCGAAAATCAAAAGGTATTTCCCACTGCTCAAGCAAGTCATCCATCGTGCGCTGCAGGATGTCACGCAACATCGGCGCCACAGGTTCAAACAACGCGCTGACGTAACCGATATTTAAAGCGGCCATATGCACAGCTTTTGCAACTAGGCCATGCGTCTTGCCAGCACCAAAACCGCAGACGAGGGCGAGCTTGCGGTGCTCGGTGTCTTCTAGAAACTTTTGCTGATGGGGAAGAAGGTTGGTCTTGACGCGATCAATCGCATCGGCTGCTGTCGGTAGGTTTTCAGCAAAACCCGGAATGGCAAGGATGCCACGGGATTCAACAGCAGCAAGAACGCTCACGCGATGAGCTTGGCCAGCTTGGCCATTGTGTTGATGCAGCCAAGGGCGATGTGCAGTTGACCAGCTTTACGGGCTTCCATGTGCAGCGTGCTGGTTTGGCTTAACAAATCGGCCAGCATTTGGGTAGTGTCATGTGACCAGTCTTCCCGTATTTGCTTACGTGCAAGCGACAAATAACGGTCAACCGTGTCTTCTTTAACCCCCCACGTTTCCTGAGCGTACCGGAGGCAGTCGGAACGTTTACCGCCCGATGTAAGGATGCGTGCAAGACGACTTACGCGGTATTGAGTTTCAGCTCTAGAGGATCCTTTTGCAGCCATTAGATGTCATCCTCGGTATTTGCGAAATGATTATCTGAAGGATGGCAGATGGCAGTGTTGCCTGTGAAGTCTTCCCAGCGCTTGACGATCACGTCGCAATAGGCGGAGTCGAGTTCCATGAGGCGTGCATGACGGTGCCGGCGCTCACAGGCGATAAGGGTGGAGCCTGAACCGCCAAAGAAATCAAGAATGACGTTCCCACGCTCTGTAGTGGTATCAAGCGCCAGCTCAGCAAGGGCAACTGGTTTTTGCGTTGGATGAACGTAATCAGTGGCGCGATCTTTGCCGATGTCCCAGACGGAACCAATACGCTTGCCCGTAAGTTCAGCCCCACGATTAAAGACAAGCGCAATTTCGTGATCAGTTAAATAAGTCTTCTTCAGGTCACCGATCCCGCCACCGCCTTTGTCCCAGACAACCATGTTAGTGAGAGGAGCAAAGTCTTTGGTGACAGCAAGCCACTGATCAAGAACCTTCCAAGTTGTCCACACAAAGCAGAATCCAGACGAGAATGCAGTGGCAAGTGGTAGCCAGTCGGTAATGATCTTGTCGTCATTTTCCAGCATTGCAAACTTGGCTGTCTTTGTTCGCATGTTGGATTGATAGCTCATGCCATATGGCGGATCAGTAAACACCATGTCGGCCTTCTGCCCATCCATGAGGCGTTCGACGTGCTGGATGTTGGTGGAGTCACCGCAGAGGAGGCGGTGGTTGCCGAGGATCCACAGGTCGCCGGGCTTGGTGATTGGGTCTGTTGGTGGTTCGGGGGTCTCGTCAGGGTCGGTGTTGCCTTCTACGGGGTCTAGTTTTTCGACCTGCTCTAGGAGCGCCTCAACGTCGTCGTCTTGAAACCACGGGGTTATGTCGTGCTCTTTGCTGAGCTGCTGCAACATTTCCGCGTCCCATTCTGCTAGGTCAGCGGTGCGGTTATCGGCAAGGGCAAGGCCGACCTTTTGATCTTCGGTGAGGCCGGTGCGGCGAACGGCGATCAGCTCATCGGGTGCGGCGTCAATGATGCGTAGGCCGTCAATTCCCAGGTTGATGGCGGCTTCAACGGTGCCGTTACCGGCAAGGATGCGGTTGTCCTCGTCGATGACGATGGAGCGTGCGGGGCCGTAGCGCTGAAGGGACTCCTGAAGAAGGGATGCGGAGGTCTGGGTGCGCTTGCGGGCGTTTTTGTGATCTTGCTTTAGGTCTGACAGCGTAGCCATCAGGCGTCTCTGAATGATGCTGGAAGTGTATAGGGATTTGGTCAATAACGCACGCTATTGAGTCGCAAAATGCGACGCGTGGGACGGTATCGAGCCTGTGGAAAACGTTGCCGAAATAAAGGTTTGATGAGCTTGCCAGCCCGTTTTTAGTGGCTAAGGTGTACCCGTTGTTTCCCGGGAAATCCCGGACGCACCCGAAGACCTCCGATGCGCCTTGAACTGCAAATTCCGGATGATTTGGCCGAAGACCTGCTTCGGTTCAAGCCCAAAACCCTGTCCCTGCCTATGTTTTGCGCCTTTTTACTGGAGCTGGGGGTTGACAGGGACGCTAGATTACCCGCGTAC